CGGTATCGGAAAGTCATTGGCTACTTTCTCTGCTTTCGCAGAAGGAGTTTCTTTATACTCTGCTTTTGCCGTTCTTTATAGCTTTCAGTTACGGAATCTACTTAAGGGTATCGGGCAGCAGATGAAATGGTCTGTAAGAGATGAAAGTCTACACAGTAAGATGGGCTGTCAACTGTTTAGACATATGTGTTCACAAATACCAGGATTAAAAGAGGAATGTGAACCACATATATTTGAAGCAGCCCTAACAATGCACAATGCTGAAATGACTTATATTAATAAGATATTTGAGATGGGTGATATAGAAGGAATGAAAAAATATGACTTGGTACACTTTATTAAGAAAAGAGTTGGTGACAAACTCGCAGAGTTGGGTTATAAAAGTAAGAAGTATAAACAATGGGACTTCACGTTCTATGACCCCAAATGTATTGAAAATATGTCTTGGTTTGATCATCTTACCGGTGGTCATACCCATACAGATTTCTTTGCAGTTAGGCCAACTGATTATAGCAAAGCTAACGAAGGTGAAGACTTTGAGGATATTTGGTAATGAATAGAAAGTTACTAAAAATAATTGCAACAACTAAAAGGTTAACGCCTATTGAAAAAATGTCTACTCGTATTGGGTATATGGGTGCCGGCTTTTTAGTTGCAGCGCAATGGACAATTGAACCTAAATTATATATTGCAGGATTTATTTGTGTAATGGTGCAAACAGCTGCTAGAAAACAATGGAACTTAGTGGCATTAAATATTAATGGGCTTGTAGCCTGGATAAAACATTTATTAACATAATGTGGAATAAAGATTGGAAAAAAGGCGTAGACTATCCTTCGTGGGGTGATACAGATGTATATAAGAAAACAATAGCTGGTGGCTATTTAGTTAATGGCGAATCACCACGCGATGCTTATATGCGTGTTTGTACAACTATAGCGAAGCGTTTAAATCGCCCAGAATTAACTGAAATATTTTTTGAATATATATGGAAAGGTTGGCTATGTTTAGCTTCTCCTGTGCTATCTAATACTGGTACAGATCGAGGATTGCCTATATCATGCTTTGGTATCGATGTTGCAGACAGCATATACGATATTGGTATGAAGAACTTGGAGATGATGCTGCTCGCTAAGCACGGCGGTGGAGTTGGTATCGGATTAAATATGATTAGACCCGCTGGTGCAAACATAACAGGTAATGGAACATCTGATGGAACTGTGCCGTTTTGTAAAATCTACGACAGCACTATACTCGCAACGAATCAAGGATCTGTCCGACGAGGAGCTGCAAGCGTTAACATTAATATTGACCACCCCGATTTTGAAGAGTGGTTGGAAATACGCGAACCTAAAGGAGACGTTAATCGTCAATCGCTCAACTTACACCAGTGCGCTGTGGTCGGCGATAAGTTCATGCGAAAACTTGATGCAGGAGATAAAGAAGCAAGAAAGAAATGGGGAAAGTTATTACAAAAGCGTAAAGCAACTGGGGAGCCTTATATTTTATTTAAAGGAAATACAAACAAAGGTAATCCAGATGCTTACAGAAAGCACGGATTAAAAGTGCATATGACAAATATATGTAGCGAGATAACATTACACACTGATGAATCTCATTCATTTGTTTGTTGTTTATCATCGTTAAATTTAGCCAA